CACTTGTGGCGCTCCCGCATTGACGCCGCCCGCGGCTACGCGGGATTGTGCGTGCTCGGAGGAGAGATACACGCACAACAAGATTAAATCTTAAAAGTCAAGGTGTCAAGACAGGTCGACCACGCGCATTACATATTTGCCTGCCGAATTCTTGCGCCAGCCGTGGACATGCAACCGCCAGCCGGCCTCCCTGACGCGCCCGAGGTGTGGGCTGGCTTCGATCTTGTGAACCCGAGCAGACACCCCGGATGCCGTAACCTGCACCGCCAGGGTTTCATCCCGCCGGATTGCCAGCAGGTCGATGAACCCGAACAGATCCTGCCTGATACGCGCAAACGGATTCCAATGCTCCACGATCGCGACCAGGTAACCCTCATCCCGAAGGTAGGCCAAACTGCGCTGCGTTGGTGTCATGTGATTTGCCTATTTTTTAATCAATAAAAAGCAATCTTGTTCCACTTCTTGTTCCACCTATAGGAAACAAAGGATGGAACAAATCCATCCTTTTTTGTTCTAAACCCATATGGTTTGTTCTGCACTTTTTTCTGGAACAAAACAGCACTAAACATTTGAACCTATTACCTTTTACTGCATTTCAATTCTGGAACAAAACACCCTGTTCTGTTCCATTTTTCAGATCACTTTATAACGTGGAACAAACGTGGAACAAGAAATACACTTTTTGGCACACTTTTTAGACACCAATTTCGGCCTTTCCAGCCGCCGTTATTTTCCAGTTTTTCCGCACCTTCTTGACCATCTTATCGGCCTTCAACTGGCTTAAAGTCCGGCTGACCTTTGACACCATCGGCTGGCCGTTGCGGTCGTTCCAGCCAAGCAACCCAGCCCACTCCCGCAGCGTTGATTTGGGGCTGGAATTGACCAGCGTCAGCAGGCGGTTTTCTTCCGATTCGGCCTGTTCTTCGAGCAATTCGGATTCATTCATGTCTAGCGGTTTGGCAATAACGGAGGTAATCGGCGTGCCAAAGTTGGTCTTAATATCGGGAAAAACGAATACATCGAGCTTGATCTTGACCGGCTCAAAGTCGGCGCCGCGGATCTTGTTCTGCGACAGGCTGACCACGCCGCCGGAGTTCCAGGCGGTCAGGTTGCCGTCCAGTTCGTTCAAGAATGCCGAACCGCCACGCGGTAACAGACCCTCTGCGCCCTCTGCAGCGCGGTTTGGGTGACACAGCACCGCCACGGAAGGCAGACCTACGAGCCGGGTTAATGAGCGCAGCTCGAGCGCCTGTGCATATGCCTGCGTGTTGTCGTTTTCCTCGTCCCCGGTAAAAAACGAGGTTTTGCCGTCCACCAGCACCAGGTCAAACCCGCCGACCGACTCCGACAATTCCATTAATTCTGCAAAATGCTGGGAAATGCTGAAAGACCGGCTGACAAAGGTGACATTGTTAAAGGCTTGCGGCAGGAACATCGATACGCAATAGGCTTTAATCCGCAGCCGAATGTCCTCAGGATTCTCACCGGCCAGATAGAGCACTTGACCAACTACCGACTGATGCCTGCCGAAAGGCTTACCAGCGCCGACGCAGGCGGCTAGGCTGACCGCAATGGCGGTCTTGCCGGCGTTGCTCTTGCCGGTAATGCCGTAGAGGTAGCCGCGGAGCAGGACGCCTTCGATGGTGTATTCAGGCGGTTTAAAGCCGGCTACAAACGCCTCGCCGGTTTCGGCTATGAGCTTGGAAACTGGTGCGGATGCCTGCGGTGCCGAGCTGGTGCCAGCCATAGGATTCTTCCACCCGGCAGACTGAGCGCGGGAAAATAGGGTTTTAATCGTCACGCCAGCCGACCGCTTGGTTGAGAAAGACAGCCACTTTGCCCGCTGCACCTTGTGGTCGAACTTGCCCGACCGGCCAGACCATTCAACCCACACCTGATAGGCCAGATCGCCCAACCCGGTTGCGTGCAACGCCATGCCCGCCTCGATCCACTGGTGATAATCCTCGGCGTCCAACACCGTCAAAGCAGCCGCGGCCTCGGCAAGCTGCACCGGCAAGGTGTAATTGCCTAGATTGGGAGAGCTGGGCCCCCCAGCGTCGGCTGGCTCCATCAGCATCCGTTCCAACCAGACCGGCGCCCGCGCCGGTGTAAACCCGGCCAGCAGATCCAGCCCGTCGTCCCAAGCATACCGCCGCCCCGAATGGTGGATAGACGGTTCTGCCACGATGTAGCCGTTAGCCTTAACATCTATCCCCTGCGCCAGCTTGCCACGACAGCGCCTGACAGCCTCGGCATCTATCCTGACCAGATAGTGCCACCCGTTCCCGCTGCGCTGCGTAGGCGTTTCTGGCAGTGCGCCATTGGCCTGTATAAGCGCTTCCCACGACAGGTGACCGAGGTTGCGCGTGTCTACGTCGAGCGCCACGCAGCCGGCATCACCCATAGCCAGCCCGATATTGGCGGTCGGCCACTTAGACCACCAGCCGCGGATGGTCATCTCGTCGGCACTGGCCTCGGTCGCGCCGTGTGGCGTCAGTGGATGTTTGCCCGGCGACCGGCAGTCAGTGTCGCCGCAGGTGCAGACGCCTGCGCGGATGCTGTTCAACGGCAGGACGCGAAAGCCGCGCAGCGCGTATTTCAAGGCGGCATCCAGTAGGACTTTAGGATGCAGCTCGACAACGGGATTATTCTCGGTCATGCGTCACCTCTAGAGTTATTCATACTCCGCACATTCCTTCGCATTCGTTGCCAAACAATTCAGAATTTTTGCCTGCCTCAAATTTAATTGTGTCTAGCGGTATGCGCCGATTATTCAAAAACGGAATTTTATCAAGTCGAGTCTGCGCGGCGGCGGCTTGATATTTTTTTTCAAACGCAACTGCGCGGTCAAATTCTTGTGGCTCTTCCGTTTTAAGGCGCAGCCATTCATCATCAGAATGAAACGGGCAATAGACACAAGCAGATCGCGGTGGTTTTGGATAGCCGCGTCTTTGCATCCATTCAAGACAATGCAATCTGCTCATTTCAAGTTCAATTAATGGATAGCGATTATCCATCCACGCTTTCCGTGACGGCTTCATGCGGTGCGCTTCGTCAAGAGATATTCCGATCCACGACGTTAGAGATTTAAGCCCGGCGTTTTTCATCAGCGCACGCTGCTTTCTAGCCAACGGCGCGATCTTATAATCTGCGGTGCATTTTCGCAGCAACATGCCTTTCGTTCCGTCTGGATTTATAGTGAACGCTGGCACAACATTACGGACGTAACTCCCGTCACCGTCCTTGCTGTGGCGCATAGTTAGGGATTCATTTTTCAGGCTTCCGGCAGTTACCCTGTAAACGGGGAATGGCAGTTTCGTTTCAAGCCAACCGAGCCACTCCATTACAGCTTTCGGCTCTGCTTGCGTATCCGCAAATATCGCGCAGTCCGGCATCGGCGTAATCTCTCCGTGAGCCGCCATCAACGCCATCGTTGACGATTGAACGCCTGCACCTAAACTAATAATATTCATCTCGTAATCCTCGTCTTGTATTCGCACCAGTCGCGCACAGTCCACATGCTGACATCGTAAAAAGCGCCTATTTGGGCATAAGAGCGCCCAAAAAATTGACGCTGGAATCTGGCCTCCCGCACTATGCAGAATGGTATTTTTGCTTTGTGGTGCATTATTTCCCCGCCTTCCGGCGCCCTCGTTCCAGTGCCAGAAATGCCCGATCCGCAACGATCACGCGCCGGCCGACCACCATCTTGGTGGTCACTTTCCCTTGATTAATCAGGGTATTGACCCACTGTCGACTAACATTTAGCCGGGTTGCGGCCTCTTTGATCATAATATACACATAACCTCCTTTATTGACGAAATGACAAGGACTGCACAATACCACAAATAATTTAAAAGTATTGCTTGACATGCGGTAAACGGAATAATATTATCCCTACATACCAACCCACCAACCGAAAGGAAACAAAATGGAAAATCAATCAGCCGCACGGTTTTGTGCAGCACATTCAGCGGAAGCCGCGCAAGCCATGGCTATGGCGGCGTGTTCCGACAACCACGGCTTCTGTGCGGTGTGGGATTCGCCGGGCAATAGTGCATGGTGGTGGGAGTCGTTCAACGGAAACGACACGCGCAAGACTCGGGTGAGAGTGTGAAAATGACCCCCGAACGCTGCAACTGCGGGAGCGAGGACTGCCCCCGCTGCTACCCCCTAAGCAGAAAGCGCGCAGAAGTCACCGAGCGCGACCGCGCCGACGCGCTTACCGACATCGTTGATGAGGTGATGGACTACGGCCGCTACCCGCGCACCGGCAGGGCGCAAGTGAGTCTCTACGAGTTCGTGTCGGAGCACTTAGACACCAGCTATGCCTTTGAGCTCGTAGTAGCAGTATTGAGCAGCGACAAAGAGACAGTGCAAACACGCATTTCACGCCTTTACGATCAGGTGCAGGAAATGCTCAAGAAACACTATATCGACACTGACTTGGTTGAAGAACTCGCGCAAGAAATCGCAGACGCGAGCGAAGAATGAACTTCCTTGAAATCACAGGCGCCGCCGCGTGCGCTATCGCAACACTCGCGGCATTTTGGATTTTTCTTATTCTGTTGTTTAGTATTTAATCGGAGGAAACATGGCAATTAACTTGCAAGCAATATCCCGCAACACCACGTTAGCGCCGCCCCGTATCATGGTCTACGGCCCTCATGGGCTAGGCAAGACCACCTTCGGCGCCAGCGCCCCCAACCCGATCTTCATCCTGACCGAGGACGGGCTGGGCAGGCTGGAGGTGGATCACTTTCCGGTCGCCAAGAGTTACAAGGATGTGCAGGAGGCTTTGGCGTCCCTCAAGGGAGATCACGACTTCCAGACGGTCGTGATTGATAGCCTGGACTGGCTGGACAACCTGATATGGGAGCAGATCAACGGCCAGTATGAGGCTAAAGACCTTGCATACGGCAAAGGCGCCGTGATCGCTGCGGATCTTTGGCGCAAAGTGCTGGAGGATCTGACCGTCCTGCGTGCTAAAGGTATGGCCAGCATTCTGCTGGCGCACTGCGAGATCAAGCGTTTCGACAGCCCTGAAGTGGAGCCTTACGAAAGGTATCAACCCAAACTGCAAGCGCGTAGCAGCGCCCTGGTGCAGGAGTGGTGTGACATTGTAGGCTTTGCCAATTACAAGACGATTGTAAAGTCGTCTGATGTGGGCTTCAATAACAAAGTCAGCCGCGGCATCTCGACCGGCGAACGCCTGCTTTATACATCGGAGAAGCCGGCCTACCTTGCCAAGAACCGCTACAGCTTGCCCGAGTCACTGCCGCTTGATTGGTCACAACTGGCAGACGCAATGACGACCACCGCAGAACCCAAACAACCTAAAGGAAAATAGCATGGCCACAATCAATTTCAACGCAGCAAACGTCGAGCCGCAGCAATCTTTTGACGCGCTCCCTGCCGGTCGGTATGAAGTGATCATTACCGACAGCGAAATGAAAGACACGAAAGCCGGCACCGGCGAGTATTTGCAGTTGACGATGGAAGTCATCGGCGACAGCAAG